CCAACAAGGCACCCTGATCCCCCTCAAATAAAAGTATATCACCCTCCTTGGTCCTCTTTACCAAGAAGAAATTGGCACCGCCACGCGCCCAATATGCAGCATTCCAAGCGACTTGATGAGGCGAGACATTTACTGCGTTGCTCTTGGTTGCTTTTAATTCACACCAAAACGACAACCCATCCCAAACCATATGCACGTCTGGAACGCCGCCGCCATGGACGTTTTCAATCCTCGTTGCGAAGCACTTCTTTGGTAAGTTCTGCCTTATCGTGTTCCAAAAGTTTGCTTCTGGTCCCTTGCTCATCAGTGATGTCCTTGTACTGTCCTTCGATTAAGAACGCTTGCGGATACTGCTTCTGCAATAAGGCTAATCTTGCTGTAATCTCATCCCTTGAAAGCTGATCCATGGTGTTAATGTTTTCGCGTCTATCAATAGTCAAACCACCAAGAGCAGAACGTATCTTCTCTGCATTTATAGCGGCAGAAAATTGTCCTGCATCCTCCGCTCCTGCGGATAATTGGTGTAGTCTTTCCAGTTGTCCAAGAGTAGTGACCCCATACCTACGCTCACGCTCCTCTCGTAGCTCAGTGATGTACTCCAAGACATGGGGATAATCTTTTCCATTCAACAGACGCGATGCATGTTCAGTGGCGCGTTCATCTGTGAACCCTGCCAACCTAGCGCACTCAGCGTTAGAGTAGATGCCTTCCACAATCTTTTGAGCGAAAGTCATCTGCCTATTTGTTAGCTGTCTGCCATGTTCTTTTTCGATCTTTTGTTTTATAGAACCCATTTCAAACCTCTATCCTTTCAACAACTTTACAACAACTAGAGCAGGGCATCAACTGAGTACACCTGATTACGGTGTTTTTCTCTTGTTTGTAGAACTGTTACAAGTATCTTATGGTTTACTACCAGAGCTACACCGTAATCATTTGCACTTGAAGTGTCCTCATTTTTCTAAAGTGTCCTCAATGCACCCCTTATTTATATGAAATGATTACAATGATTACGGTGAGTACACGTTTTTTTTCGAAAAAAAAAAAAAACTTAATAATCTAGAGATTCAGTGTACTCAGTGTACTCACAAAATAATTCTTGACAGGCATTGTCACCTCAATTAGTCTACAAGTATTCAACAACTACGAAAGGAAAGATTATGGACTTAACAATGAAAGCAATCAAGCACAGTGAGTGGGCAAGCGAAGAAACATTTTGCTACCAAGGCAAGGTGTATCTGGACGGCAAACTATTTGCATATGTAAGCAACGATGGACATGGTGGCAGTGACCGTGTTTATGGCAACGATAAATTCAAGGGCGACTACCGCGAAACGCGGAACGCGATTGATGAGTATTTAAATTCTCTACCTAAAGACAAGAGTGAGTGGTTTCCAGAAGGTTTGTCTAAGACCTTTGAGAGTTGGTGCCATGAGCAAGTAGTGAACTTTTTGATCCGCAAGGATGTGAGAAGGATCATGAGCAAGAAGTATTTATTCAAGTGCGATGATGGATTGTTTGATGTTTCACACAATGTAAATCCTGCACGAATACTTCGTGATCATCCAGAGGCGGTGATCTTGAATAATTTACCAGAAGCGGAAGCGATAGCTATTTACACAAAGGAGACATCATAATGGACAGACAATTAGTAAAGCAATTTCGTGCGGACATGCAGTCAGTTTTGGATGCGTCTGATCTTAGTAAGAACTTAACGATTGAGGTTGGCAATGCCACCTTTGATGATGACACGGTGACCTTTAAGGTTGTGTTAAAGAAGGAGGGAGCGTTGTCCAAGGAGGCCAAAGATTTGGTTGGTATGGCAGGGTTATACGATTTGGATATAAACAAGATTGGGACGCATGGTTTGAACACTTATTCTCTTGTTGGTTACAAAAGCAGGGCGCGTAAGAATCCATGGATTATTCAGAATTTAACCAAGGGCGGTGAATACGTTATCGACACTTACACTGCTAAGAAATTTTTTAGCAGAGAGGAGGTGGTGTAATGCCTAATCATTGTAGTCAAGGTGTATATCTCCACGGTCCAAGGACCGTGGTAGAGCAATTATTTGATCAGTTAAAAAGTAATGGTAGGTTTTGTGACGTTGTATCACCTATGCCTTTTGAGATGTGGGTCGCGGACGATGTGGTGGACACAAGGTACGGTTTGTCCTCTTCTCCTGCTTGGTATCAGTGGCGATTGGATCATTGGGATACCAAATGGGATGTGTGTGACGTTGAGATTACGCAGGAGATTGAGCATAGCGGAGACATGTTTGATAAGGATGCGAAGTCATGGTTTTCGTTTAGTTGTTGGACTGCGTGGGGGCCACCGATGGCGGTGTGGGATAAGTTGCATGGTATGGGGGTTGAGGTTCAAGCGGATTATGAGGACGAGGGGATGATGTTTGCAGGAGAGTATCATCATGGTGAGAAGAGAGAGTGGGAACCTGAGATGGAGGAGGACGAAGCATGTTAGAAGCAAAGATTAAACTTTGGGACGAGAACAAAGTCCCTTTGGGAGAGTTAACTGTTCCGTCTAATAGTGACGGATTCACTTCCACTGAGGATTTCGTTGTAATGTGTTGGGATGCCGCTGATAAAATGGCTTTGACCCTTACTCCCTCAGACAATTGGGGAATGGAAATGACCATCACCTGTGATTTTACTGAGAATAAACAGTGGGAACCTGAGATGGAGGAGGCTCAATGAAAAACTGTACGTGTTCTCGTTGTGTTAGTGACCGTGAGATGGATGAAATGTTGGATGAGATATTCAGCAAGGTATTTGGAAAGGATTGGTAATGGGAAAGGTTAAGCAGACATTGATTGAGGATTTTGATCCAGAGTTGAAGTATGGTTTTCGTGTATCCACTGTGATGGAACAGAACGTGTTGCATGTAGCGATGGATCATATGGTTGAGCATTTACGCGAAGTGGCTTCTGAGAAACTTAAAGATGCGGTTTCTGATGCCGCCACGGCACGTCAAGCCAATGATGATGTTGAAGATCTTGCGGAACAAGTAGAGCGACTGAGGTGTGCCGTAAAGCTTCGACAGAAATTGTTAGGTCAATAGGATGGCTGCATATTATAACGAGATAGAGCCGTATGCTGCACAGTGGCTACGCAATTTAATTAAGGAAGGCCACATCGCGGATGGTGTGGTCGATGAAAGGAGCATCAGTGATGTCAGACCAGATGAGCTTTATGAATTTAATCAATGCCACTTCTTCGCAGGAATCGGAGTCTGGAGCCGTGCCCTTAGACAAGCAGGATGGAGCGACGACAGGCAGGTTTGGACAGGATCGTGCCCATGCCAGCCTTTCAGCCAGAGCGGCAAGCGAAAGGGGATGTCTGACGAGCGGCACCTCTGGCCTCACTGGTTCCATCTCATCCAAGAGTGCCGACCTTCAACGGTCTTTGGAGAGCAGGTTGCGAGTAAAGACGGACTTGGTTGGTTCGACCTTGTACAAGCTGACATGGAAGGAGCGGACTACGCCCTTGGGGCATTCGATCTCTGCTCTGCGGGGTTCGGTGCGCCGCACATCAGGCAACGACTTTGGTTCGTGGCCGACACCGACGACACGGGATCACAAAGGGGGATATATCGGAGGTCGGATACGCAACGGGAAGATCAGCACGGACACATTAGATGTAGCGGCACAACTGACTGGGTGGCCCACGCCCAACGCGACGAACAACGGGAGGGGCGAGGAGCCAGATGCGAAGGAGAAGCGCGGCATGAACAAGGGGTTGAACCCAGCGGATGCGGCGAGGTTGGCAGGGTGGCCCACGCCGACAGCGAACAACGCGACGAAGGATTGCAATCGGTATCGGGAGGATTTCCAGAACGGATTGGGAGCGATAGCGAGTTTGACAACGGGATGGACGACACCGTCAGCGTCGGACGGAACGAGGGGGGGAACTGGGATCACGAAGGGGATGTCGGGAAGCAGTTTGCCACAGATGTCAAAGATGGTGGAGGCAAGCAGACTAACGGCTTCTGGGGAGATGTTGACTGGCTTGCTTGCAGAGATGCCAAGTGGAGGCCAGTTGAATCCAGCACATTCCCGTTGGTTAATGGGGCTACCTCCAGAGTGGGACGACTCCGCGCCTATGGCAACGCGATCACGGCGCAAGTCGCCCAAGGCGTGATTGAAAGCTACATGGAGGTGAGGTGATGGTAGACTATAGGGTTATAGGAGACATTCGTAAACGTCTTAGTATTAGGCAAAAAGATTTGTGTTTAGATTCAGGTCTATCACAATCTTTGATGTCTAAGTATGAAAACGGTTCAGTTAAAACTCCTTCTTTCAGTCATCTTAAAGCTATAGCTGGAGGATTGGGATTAACTGTGGATCAGTTGGACGATGCTTGTGCCAACTGGGATAAGTTTAATGAGATAGTTAGACCTAAGACCGACAAGGTCAGTTATCATTATGTGATAGATCGTTTGGAAGGGATCATGGATGCATATGATCCCAACCACCACGACAAAACAGATTTGAAGTATGTGTACTCAAAGCTAAAGGAGTTCAAGCATGAGTGCATCTACAACTTAGGAGTTCAGCAGCGGAACGAACATAAGGAGAAAAAGAAATGACATTCTGGAGATTAATTAAAGTATTGTTGGGGATTGAACCCAAGCCCATCGAGGATGTACCTTCGTACTTGGCTGGCCCTGGAACCGTGGACTCTTGCGCGTACCATTCGGGAACGCGCAGGGATCAGGTGCTTGCGGCATTGACCCGTGCTTCGGGCACGGCGCGACAGTTATCGACGCGCATGGATTTAAAGCTTTCGATTGTCCGCACTAACTTGACTATCCTACACAAGGATGGGTTGATCAGGGACACTGGTAAAAACACAGGACAAGGTAGATCCGCAGAGAATATCTGGGAGGTAGCAGAATGATAGAATTTTTTACGGCGTTGTTGATTTATTATCCATTGCAGGAAGACGAGATGATCAGCGTTGTGTGGTTTGACAGCTATGCGAAGTGCGAGAAAGTTTTGCGTTCAGATGCATTACATATTTTGTACGAAGACAAGGGTGATGTTCACATTGCGTGTGACAAGACGCATGTCATGAGCAAATCCATTCGTCCTAAAGCAAGGCCCAAGAATCATGGGTGACGAGGCCTTGAACCCAGCGCAGCAGTCGGAGTATCGATGGCTGCGCCATCAGGTAGATCGTTTGGAGGGGGAGAGGTATCGCACTGATGCTCACCCTAACGTGGAGCAAGATTTGCACAAGGCTCGCAGAGAGTTGAGTGAGTTCGTATCAGATTTAAGAAAGTGGGGCGTGAGTATATGAAGATACCACACATTAAACAGTTTGAAGATTTTTATCGCAAGGCATGGGAGGCGCAGAACAAGGTGGACCTTGCTACTAATCCAAGGTTGAGTCCAAAGAAGGAAACAAAAGAAAAGAGGGTTGCTGATATTGAAGGTAAGAAACTAACCGCTGCGGCGAACACGGTAAACAAGTTACTGCGTAACGGGTTGAGTATACTGGAGATTGCGGACGCATTGGGTCAAGACTTTTTGGACATTAAAAAGTTGGTTGTACGTTATAATCTTCCGACAGTACTGGAGACAGAAGATGAACGCGGGCATTGATTTAATAGCTGATTTGTTACGCAGTAAACAGGATGAATTAGACGAGATTGAGTGGGAAGATCCGCGAGATCCAAGGATCGAGGGTCTGCTTCGACAGATCCGCGACTACGAAGATAAGCTTAACAAAGGAGAAATATATGAGCCAGATTTTTGATATAGATAGTACGAGAAAGCAGCAGATAATTGTGGAATACATAACGCCAAGTGGTAGTGGGTTTGCAGTTAATCCACAAGGGGAGCAAGTATTTATGAACGCCCGTCTTGTGAGTGCAATGAAGGTGGAAGCAGGAGATACTTATGAGGCATTCTTATTGCCGAACTACCCAGACAAGAAGGAGATGATCCCGTGGAGAGCGATGCGAGTTGAGCCAACAGAGATTGATCTTGGTTTGGGGCACGTATCTGGGGACAAGAATCCCAATAGGATTATTGAGTACATGCAGGCTCATGATGACGGGATAGCTTGGACGATTACGGAGTTATCGGAGGACTTGGAGATGCCTCTTGACGAGGTGAAAGATATACTTGACGAGCATTCTAAATCATTCATGAAAGTAGATGCATATATCTTGCTACCTGCCTACAAGTAGTATACAAACAACCTACAACAAAGGAGCAAGTGATGGTTAAAAGTAAAAAGAACGAGCGTAAGTTCTGCAATGTTGCTCTGTTACCAGAGGATCATGAGATGTTACGCAACCTGGCGGATGAAGATCAGCGGAGTATGACACGACAATTGTCTGTTATAATAAAAAAAGAGTGGTCAAGGTTGTTTGAGGCTGCTAACGTATAGGTGTTGAAACGCTCAACATAAATCGCTTGCGGTTTTTATTGCCTCATACACTAAGGGTCGTGATGTTTCATCCGACCCTTTCTTTTTTTCCCTTCCATCAAACGCTTTGGTTCTTTGGAGTAGCCTCTGATCTTGGTAACGTTGTCGCGTTTCATGAGAGTGAGAAACTCTTTGGCTATGTCGGGTGACAGGCCAGCCAGATCCTCCACTTCTTTGGAGGCGGACTGTAGATTAGTCCACCCCTTTCTGTAGTCGCAGACTGCCTCGATCAATTCCTGATGGGTTTTAAGTCCAGCCATTCTCTTGCCTTTTCTCCTAGCACTCTGGCTCCTATGTCTATCTTGTTGCGGAGTGCGTCAACAATCTTCTCGTCGATGGTGCCCTCTGAGATGAGATCGATATAGGTTACGTTATTCTTTTGACCAATTCTGTGGGCACGATCCTCTGATTGGATACGAGTCTCCAGGTTAAAGTCGTTGGCATAGTACACCACTAGGTTTGCTTCGGTCAACGTGAGTCCATAGCCAGCAGTCGCAGGGTTGCCTACAAAGAATCGGAGCCGGGAGTCTTTTTGTTGGAAAGTTTCCACTATGCGTTGTCTTTCGTCGTCTGTTGTGTCTCCATAGTAGGCCGCAGCTGTACCTTCTCCGAATTTTTTGTTGAGCATCTCTGTGATCTTGATGATGTCGTATCGGAATCGGGACCAGATGATAACTTTACCGTCGTGTTCTTGCATGATTTCTTCAAGCGCATCCATCCTTCGGGACGCAAAGTACTTCATCTCTCCGTCATCTGTCTTGAGGTGCCCCGATAGAACCTGTTGGATACGAAGCATCTGCGTGATCACTGCGGGAGCGGATACCATCTCTCCATCTTCGAAGAGAAGCATGGCTTGTTGCTGTAATTGCGTGTACATTTTGCACTGTTCGTCGGTGAGAGTAACGTATCGTGCCGTGTATATTTTGTCGGGTAAATCCAGACAGTCTTTCTTTAACACGCGATAACTAAACTGAGTTATCTTTTCTGTTAGTTCATCGAGGTTCTTGTATCCCACAACTTGCTGGAAGGACTTGGCACCCATGGCTCTACGTTGCAGCACTGCGTACCTGGCTTGGAAAGAGTAGAAGGACTCGTGACCCAAGATACTGGGACGTAGGAAGTCTGCTTGTGCGTAGATATCCAGCGGTGATTTTGTAATTGGAGAGCCAGTCAGCAGTCTTTTATACTGGAAAGCTGCGGCTATTTTTGTTAAAGCTTTAGTGCGTTTGGCCTTGTGATTTTTGATCGTGGTTGATTCGTCAATCGCAATCATTCCCCTTGAGCCAAACGCACGAGCCAACCATTGCCCTGCCTTCTGACCTTTGACCGTGGAGAAGGACTCGACATTCATGACGAAGATAGTCAGGCCGTCGAACTTATATCTGACTGACCGCATTTCTTCTGCTTGTTTTTTGTTCGCCCCGGATACCCACCGTATCACACGGTGCGGTACGTCATCAGACATATGTTCGGGGATTTCTTTGGCTACCCAGTTACGGTATACGCCCTTGGGTGCTATGACCAGGGCGAAGTTTAGTAGCCCTTTTAGGTACAGCATACCCAGATTATCTATGAGAACTTTGGACTTGCCTGTTCCCATCTCCATGAAGTACCCGAACTCTTTACACCACACTCCTTTGTGTAGTGCAGTGTCCTGATGCTCAAATGGTTTTAATTTAAAATTATACTTGACAGTCATCACATACCTCCAGTAGAGTCCACCTTACGGATGGCAAAATGATTTGTCAAACGGATTATAATACGGATTTAAATCCGTTTCGTCATCGGGGGAAACTCCCCCGGTTTACTAACTTAACCTGAAGAGGATGTACTTTTATGAGTGACATATTCGAAGACATATTTGACGAGGGGGATGCTCTTTCCCAAGTCAGTACAGAAACGGGACAGCAACTAAGCACTCTTGTGCGTGAACTACGCAATGTGGAAGATCAAATCACAGAAGCGGAGGAGCATGTAAAGGAGTTAAAGTGGCAACAGAAGTCGCTGTCCTTTGAAACTATTCCTGCTGTAATGGATGAGATGGGAGTGGAGCGTGTTGACGTGGACGGGTTGACCGTATCACGCAAGATGATTGTCCATGCATCAATCCCACTGGATCGTAAGGAAGAAGCTTTCTCTTGGCTACGTGAGAACAATTTGGATGACATCATAAAGAATGATGTGACCTGTTCTTTCGGCAAGGGGGAAGACAATGTAGCAGGGGATGTCGTTGGCCTTCTGCAAGAGAAGGGTTTTGATCCTAAGACTAAGACCCATGTACATGCGTCCACATTAAAAGCGTTTGTGAAAGAACGTGTGACGGATGGCAAAGCAATCGATCTCGATATGTTCGGGGCATACATTAACAATGCAGCACAGATAAAGAGGAAAGCATAATGGGCGCGTATAAACAAAAGATGTTGGAAGAAATGGAAGATGAAGATCACACAGATGAGTATGGTGCTTCCATGGACAATGATGAATCTGGTTGGGATTTTGAGGACGCTTGCGAAGAACGAGCGATAGAGAAGTCAATCGATGATGATCTTCAAGATATGCGGGAACTTGAAGCGGATCTGTCCAGTGCGCAGAAGAAAATGTACAATGCAAACACAAACAAAAATATGATGGTTAAAGAAAGAATTTCTTTATTAAAGTCCATACTTAAAGGGGAGGAATATGATGGGTAATCAAGTAGCTATGAAAAAAAGTGCAGAGTTAAGCACAGACTTTGTGGATGACATGTTCGAAGATGGCGCGGAAGGTGCGGTGTTTGCGGCGGATGAATTGCAGATACCTTTTCTGCGTTTGGCTCAACAGATGTCTCCGCAACTTAACAAGAAAGATGCCAAGTTTATTGAGGGTCTTTCGTCTGGAGATATATTTAACACTTTGACTGAACAAAACTACGGAGAAGGTGTGTTGATTATCCCTTGTTTTTCCAAGACAACCTACACAGAGTGGGTACCCAGGGACATGGGCGGCGGAAGAGTGCAAGAGTTTTCCGCAGACAAGCTTCCAAAGACGGAGCGTATATCCTTGGGTGGCAAGACAGTTGACCAGTTAGACAACGGCAACGAACTCGTCACGTCGGATGATCACTACTGTTTGGTGATTGATGAAGAGGGTAACTTTGAGCCTGTGCTTCTGGATATGAAGAGTACTCAACGCAAGGTAGCCAAGCGTTGGAGAACCATGGTGACCATGAACAAGGCCCGTAATCCAAAGACCCAAAAGTTACAGGTTCTTCCGTTGTATAGTACAATATGGAAGCTTACGTCTGTTGACGAAACCAACAAGAAGAATGAGACGTATTCCAACTACGCCATTCAGAAAGTTGGCCCTTTGACAAAGGAGCAGAGGGAACTGTATGAAGAGGCGAAAGCCTTTCGGGAAAGTGTCAAGGCGGGTGAAGTACGTGCGTCTGAAGGCGAAGAGACTGAGGAACAAGTAGCTGCGGCTAAAAAACGGGACGAAGAAATACCGTTTTAAGAGTTTGGGGAGGATTACTAAGACTCCTATGGTCTTTTATGTTTGTTCAACCTCCCCAATAGGAATCGCGCTAACCGGGTTAGCGCGATTCCGCTTCTACTTTTCTTAACAGGAGCCAAGCATGTCATTAGCACAAAGAATGCTTGTGGCCTTCGAAGGTTCGAAGGTTGCACACGGCACGACAACGGTTGGAAGAATTGGTCGCAATGGTAAGGCCGATTCTGAAAGTCGAATTGTACGAGAGCCGTTAACAAAAAAGATTATGCAGGGACACATTGAGGGCAAGCAGGGTGTTGGGTCAATCCCAATTAACGACGATAACAAATGCAAGTGGGGCGCACTGGACATAGACATCTATGATCTGGATCACAAGGCACTCCAAGCCACGATACAGAAGCTCAAGCTTCCTTTATTACATTGCCGTTCCAAATCAGGCGGAGCGCATTTGTATTTGTTTATTGAAGAGTACGAGCAAGCCAAGGTGGTCCGAGAGTATTTACTAGAGATGGCTGTTGCCCTTGGGCACAGTGGTTGTGAGATATTCCCAAAGCAAGATAAGATCCTGGCGGATCGAGGTGACGTAGGAAATTTTCTAAACCTGCCATACTTTGATGCGGAT